TTACAGATGGTTTCCCGTCAAACGGGCTTATATCAGACCTTAAACTTTTTGTATCTCGGTTGTATTTACCGGTACTCTGGAAATTTGTTTCAGAGTCCTCGCTCGCATCTTCAATAATATCAGCATATTGGGGGAAATTGATTTTCAAAGATTCTTTAGTATGTAAGTCAGAAAGCATAATACTCCCTGCATCTGAAAAATGTGAGTCAGTAGAATTTGGGTCAACAAATACAGATTCAGGTGCAATCCTTTTAATGCGAATCCCTCCGGCTCCCTGTTCTGCTTGCCAATCCGGGTAGACATACATATACCCAACACCTTTTACGATGTAATCCCTACAAATGTTCCTAAAATGTCTGTTCCCGTGAGAATCAAACCATATTTTATCTAAAAGAGCATTGTAAATATTGGCTATGTCATTATCTGTCTGACCGGTAGCAATGACATCCCACTCAGGAGAGGAGCTAGCAACATTAGCTAAAACCTGCTCAACCGCTGGTCGAATCTTATTATTTGCTTCGGGTGGTTGTCCTATACTTAAAAGATAGTCTTTCTGACCGCTCGTCAGTTGCATACCAAGAAAAAATTCATCATCCTCAGCCATTTGGTATCTAAAGTCAGCGGCTGACGCAGAATAATTAACATATTCGTCGCGCACATCACTGGCCTTTAGTTCTTCGAGGTCTAACTTCTTAATTATTATCATAATACAGTAGGGATATTAAAAATATATTTTGATATTAACCTAAGCATAAATTAACATTCCTGTTTCCCAATCCATTCCAGCCAATTTTGAAGTATATTGCATCAAGTTACCCTCGTCATCGTACTTAACGCGTGGCATAAATACATCATCAAGAGACCATCTAAGTGCATCAAGTGTATCCTTTTTAAATGTACCATGCTCCTTAAAGTTCAATAATTCGTTCTCAAGTTCCCAATGCTCTTCTTTTAAAAACATCGCCTTAGAAGCAAAATAAGGTTGCATCTGCTTAATCCTGTAATACTTAGACTTAATAGCTTTCTTAGGGTTAATATTATAAAAGTGACCTAATTTTTTAGATTTTAGGATTACGTACTCACTTAACATGATATGCCCGGTCTCTTCTATTTTAACTTCTTTAGGATTATAGAACTCCATCATCTCAAAAAGCTTATCAGCACACTTCATTGGTGTAACCTGCCCTCTAAAATAATCAATGACATATATATTATTTTCAGCATCTACCCCAATAACCATAATAACTGTATAATCAGCCTTAACATTTTCGCTTGATGCCGGGTCAACTCCGAAAAAGACATTAATAGGGATTTCCTCCTTTCCTCCATCTTTATCTTTAATAATAAAGGAGTGATTTTGATTGTAAGCATATACACCGTACCAATACTGCATATCTTCCTTTTTAAAGACCCTAAAGCTATCATCCATTGGAATGTTCTGATATTCTTGATAGAAATAAGCAACATCACCCTCTGAAACAAGCCTATCTCTCTCTGCGATAAGCCAATCATAGCTTCTATACTCAGGCCATAAAACTTTTTTACCCTTTTTAAGACTCACCTCTTTCCCGCTGGCAACAAATTCACCCACCTCGGTATCCTGTATGATGGCCTGATAAAAAAGGGAGTCCCACCCCTTAATTTTTCTAGTCCTGTTCTTATTATATGATAATGGGCCTGCTATTCTATTTAAATAGCTTTCTTCATCGACAATAGTTCCTATAAATATCAACCTTGCATCAGCCGAACCTGCAATCACCGCACCGTTAAGCCATGAACGGAATTGGTCTCTTAAAGTTACAGTTGCCGTATTTCGCTCACCTTCACCGTCATCAATTATTGTAAGGGTCGGCCTATAAGCGCCATATTTAAGTCCCCTAACTTTTTGTCCCGTTCCACGAACCAATACTTTGCACCAACTGTTCGGGTTGCCCTTCGAGTCAAAGCCTGTGATAAAATCTTTTTCTTCTTTTCCCCAAGTCTTCCCTTTTCTGTCTCCAAAAAAATACATAAGCTTTTCATTGTGTTCGATTTCATTTCCTAATGTCTCCAGAAAAAACTTGGACTGTCGCTCGGACTCCGAGATGAGCAGTATAAACTTCTCTTCGTCGAATAGCATTCGATGGAGCGGATAGACCAAGTTGATTAATGTTGATTTGGCGTGTCCCCTAGGGGCTACAACAGCCAACTTTTTACCTCGTCTTAAGGATAACAGCGTATTGACAATCTCTTTATGGAACGGCGGGCTGGGCTTCCTTATGTGATAGTTCATAGGCTGTTCCTTGTCACCTAAGATAAACTTCGCGAAAAAAAATATATCCACGTACATTCTTTTCAATAGCTCTTCCCGCTCTTCTATGGTGTATTCTAAGTTCATTTCTTCTTTTTATTGTACGACCTTTTTTTTCTTTTGGCAACACGTCTCTTTTTTTTATCTAGCGTGTTTACTAACCTTGAAGACCCATCTGAGAATTTAGACTCTCCTGTTCCATAATTTACAGCCATTATGCTTCACCTCTGCTTCCTGAGAACTCGTTTTCATAAATATTGACCACATCTCTTAAATCAATCAATTCTTCAAGCATATCCACTATAAGTTCAGACACTTCACCGTCAATCGGATACCTTTTTCCATTTAGCACCAAGAACCCGTCCCTTTTGGTCTCGACTTCCACTTTATGCTCAGACTTATGCACTATCGTTTTTAATAACACCTTTTATACCGTCAGATTTAACTTTTGACATTAATTGATTCAATTCTTTATCACTTAGCTTCTTTCTGACCTCTGCCAATAATTTCTTATCCCCGTCGGAAATCATGATAATACTTTGACTGGATGTCTCTTTATCTCTCAGGGCATGACCCAATAGGTCAGAAACTCTGTTTATAGCGTTTAATTTTGTATTGGACTGCTGAGTCCCGTCAATAAGCTCTTTATATTGAGTTATGACCCAATCGTCGTCCATTCCTTGTTCAATAAACTTTTCTCTTAGATTCATACTGATTCTCTCCCGAATATACTCTCGTTTTATAAGATTCATCCCACGCCGAAGCGCCTGCGTAGGGTTATTTTCCATAAAAGTACCCATATAGGTACTAATAATGTCCTCGGAACTAAATTGACCGTTTTTATCAACCTCATGGTTCATGCAAAGCTTATCTGCGAAGGCATTTTGCAGGGCAGTGGGCTTTACATTCGTTAAAAGCTTCTTCCCGTGATAGCTCCTATCGTCATAGTCTATCTGTTTCGAGGCATAAATATTTTTTTTATAGGTCGGATGCTCCCCAAACCCGCTGCGAAGTAAATAAAATGGTTTTTTATTGGTTTTTGGGTGTCTTTTCCTTCTACCAATAATTTCCATGACCTTTCCATCACCAGTAACGACCCAATCACCTTTTTTGGCCTTACGCCAGTCGAAAAGAGCATTTATACCTTTTTCCATAGCTTCAGCTACTGTATAAACTAAGAACTTCTTCCCTCTGCAAGTCATCTTCATTCTTTTTTGCCTTTCTTAATTCTCTTTTGCGTCGCTTATTCTCAATAGCTAGCTTTCGCTTATCCCTCTTCCGCTGCTTTGCGCTACGATTCGGCAATTATTTATCAGCCTTCCCCTTGAGAAAATTAATATCATCTGTAATATCGTTCATTTCCTGTATGAGCTGTTCATGCCGACGGTCTCTCACTTCATCGCTTCGATTCCATCGGTCTATAAGCTTAATGCAGATTTGCTCAATCTCATTTAATTTGCCAGTAACTGCTTTTTGTAAGAAACCAAGCATTCCGGCGAATAAGACGACGACAACTCCAGTTATCCCGTATTCTACAAATACATCCATCATTATACGCTAAAAAGGCAGGTTGTCTTCTTTTTTCTCGATTTTAACACTCTGATAGGCTTTTCCGCTCTTTTGCCCCACCTTATTCCAACATGCTATAGAATATATCTCCCCATTAATTTTTGCCGTTCCAGTATAGTCCGGCGCATTGGGGTTTGTTTTGTTCTCGTTCTCAAAAATTGAGCCGGAACCTTCTCTTATTTCATAAGCCATAGTATTCCCTTGATTTAGACCCCGCAACTTAACAATAAGTTATATAGACGCACAAGGAACTGTAAGGTTTCTTTATATTTCGATTTTGAGGGAATACACTACTTTACTTTTATTTACTTTCTTTTCCTTTACTCTACTTTGTGTACTTCCGTCACCTAAACTATGGTTTCCGCTACGGGAATGGGTATTTCCGTCACGGAAACTACACTTATGTGGTATTTCCGCTACCCTTTGGGAATACATAGGGAATATACCGGGAATATATTCCCATATATTGATAAACGATAAATGTATAACTAAGTTATAACTCGGCTATACGACCTTATTAACTCTTTATAACTCTTCTACTTCTTCTTCCTCTTCTACTTCAACTTCAACTCTATACTCTATATAACAAAAAGAGCATACAATATATACAAGGGGTAAATCCCCCTTTCTTAAAACTGTGTAAAATTTTTACGGAGGGTGCATCTAATACGCACGCCCCCACGCATATGCGTTCCATCGCCAAATTCGCCGTTGAGTCGGATTTTCTGGTTCGCGTTGAGGCCACCGTCGGTGCTAACCGGTGCTAACCGCCCGACCAACTTTTTTCTTTAGTGAGGGTAAAGGTTGTTTTTCCTTGCTATACACCGTCATGTATCCTTATATTTGGTTTCCTGTCGAGGGACGGCAGGAACATAACCGACGAACAAAAGGAGGACAAATGTCCGAAAATACAAACGTCATCAGCGGTAGCATAGCTACCGAACAAATGAACCTCTTCAGCAACGCGAACACTGTCAACGACGGTACAGGAGACCCTACCAACGCGAAGGAGCTACTCCAGAGTTGGGTGCTTGATAACTGTGCTAATACCGACGGCATTAGCGATGAAATGCAGATGGCTTACTTAGTCTTCGTGCAGGACTTAGCCGACGATGTAAGCAACAAAGCTAAGAACGAAGCCGAAGAGCTTCAAGCCTTTCTCGACGATAAAGAGAGAGACATTGCCGAGGGTACTGAGTGCCAGAACTGGGACTCTTCAGAAGAGTGCCGAGACGACTCTTGCCTTCATCACAGAATCATCGACATTTCGGAGATTCTGA